ATGGAAAACCACCTGAACTTGATGGTCATCGGCGCCACCCGCTACGACATCGACGGCAACAAAGGCGGCTCCCTGTGGGCCTATGCACCTGCTGAAGCCAACGACGAAAACCGCGTCGGCAACGAAGTGATGAAAATCGCCTGCGACTACAAGCACATTGACCAGCTGCGCAACCACGCTGACCGCCTGCCAGCGATGTTCACCGTCAAAGCCCAGATGAAAGCCGGGCAGGGCGGCAAGGTCACCTTCAAGGCCTTGGAGCTCAAGCCCCAGGAAGCAATCAAGAAAACGGCGTAATCAGGTAACGCAAGGCTGCCGGAAAAGGAGATCAACACCATGGTCGCAAAAGTCATACGCACCGAACTGGGGACAGAACGCCGTTGCACCAAATGCAACGAGTACTGGCCCGAAGACTCCGAATTCTTCTACACCAGTGGAGGAAAAATCCAGCAGCCCTGCAAAGCCTGTTACTGCGAATTGCCTTCCAGGAAAGCCCGGAAGGCCAATCAGGTGAAAGTGCGACGGGCCAAACTCCCGCTGCACCTTCCCGCGAACCTCAGCCTGAGGGCACACGCATGACTCAGGCGCTCACCTTTCTTCGCCAACACTGGGAATCGCTGCTCTTCCTGGCCGGGCTGATGATCTTCGCCTTCCTGGGTGGAATAGCCTACGCCACGTCCGAGATCGACAGCACCATTGCTGAGTACATCGAAGCCAATGGCTGCCCCGTGAAAGGAGAAGACTGGTGACCACCGTCCAGAACTACCAATGCACCGGCACCCTGACCAGCGAAGTCATCAACGGCAACGCGGTCATGGCCTGCAACGGCGGTACCTGGACGGTGCAACAGATTCAGCAACAAGACATCGAAACCGTCTTTGCTGAATACCTTTCGCCCGACCCGGCCATGATCGGCCTGGTGATGGGCTCCGGCCTGGTGTTCTGGGCCGTGGGCATCGGACTGAGCCGAGTCGTGCAGGTCATGCGAAAGGTCTCATAAAACCAAACCCGGAGAACACAGCAATGTCTCAACTTATCGAAATGGAAAAGCAAGCCAACGGAAAAACCTGGGCCATGGCCCGCGCCCGCTGGGGCCGACGTGGTGCCAAAATCGGCACCGCCATCGTCGCCGGCATGGCAGCCGGTACAGCGGCAGCGGTAGACCACACCCAGGCCATCAACGACGCGTTCGCGGATGGAACCGGTAACGTCACCGCCGCGGTGCTTGGCGTGATTGCCCTGGTGGCCATCGTCACCGGCCTGGGCATGATCGTCAGCATCCTGCGCCGGTAAATGTTTACCGGAGTGCTGATCGGGGCCCTCTGGGCCTCGATGTTCGCCCTCGGCTACAACGGTAACTGACGCAAACCCAGAGGGCCGGACCACCGGCCCTTTTTATTGGTGCCCCATGAAAACGAACCTCCGCATCTGGCTTTCACTTCTCCTGCTCGGCCTGCTCATCATCGCCCTGGTGGATGACGCCCATGCGGGCTTTCCGCCGCTCCAGGAAGGGCAGATCGTCCACTGGTCAAAGACAGGTAGTAAGAACTGCACCTCTCAAGGTGGCTGCGGTGATTCGCCCGGCTCACAGATCGCCGAACAGGCCCAGGCCTACATTCCTCAGTGCGAAACACGCTATCCCGAAATGAATTGCACCGTTCAACAATACAGCGACCCCAAAGAAGTCCGCTTTGTTGAAAATGGCATCACTTATTACGTCTGGCGCGGGGGTGCCCGTGTCGTTGCCACCCCTCTTGAGCCCTGCGCCCAACGAACCCACGAAGGCGGCGTCCCGGATGGCGCTGAATGTGGCGTCTGTTCCGAAGGCTATATCCCGGCCACCGGCGCCTACGACCCCGAAAGCGGTTCAGGCACACCCGCGCCAGCCCAATGCATGCGCAACCGCGAACCGGGCGAGTGCAAGCTGGAAGGCCTCTTCGAAGTCCAAACCGACCAGGGCGCCTACTGCGTCCCCGAATGCCAGGGCATCGGCCTCGACGGCTTCTGCATCGACGAAGTCGAAAAAGACCCCGACGAACCCCAGTGCGGCCCCGACCACCCCGACTTCAAAGGCGTTGCCGGCTACGGTGGAGAAGCCGTCCTGGTCTGCGGCGAACCCGAGAACAACTGCCCCAGTGACTTCACCTGGGGCGTCGTCCAGAAAGGCAACACCACCGTCGAATCCTGCTTCCCGAACGCCTACAACCCGCCCAAGTGTTCCGGAACCGACGTCCTCACCCAAAACCAATGGGGCGGCTTCGCCTGCCTGCCGCTCAGAAAACCCGGCGACGACGACCAGCCCGGCGGCCCCAACGACCCCAACAACGGCGACAGTGACGGCGACGGCCAGGGCGACATCACCGGCATCACCGGCCAGCTCCAGGACATCAAAAAACTCCTGGGCCGGGGCAACACCAACACCGACAACATCAACGAAACCCTCAAAGGCATCGGCAAACAGATCAAAGACGGCACCAAAGCCATCACCGACGCCATCGGCAACATCCCCGGCGGCGGTGGTGGTGGAGGAAATGGAAACGGCAGCGGAGAGGGGGATGGAGACGGCGACGGCGAAGAACCCGCCATCAACTGGAGTGGCAACGCCATCGACACCGAACTGACCGACCCCACCGACGACTACGACCAGGTCATGGCCGACTACCAGGCCAAGATCAACGACATCAAAGGCGAAGTGCGCGCCCTGTTCAGCACCAACCTGAGTGGCGGCGGCACCATCGAAGACAACATCAAAACCATCAAAGGGGTAGAAGTGAACTTCTCCCTGAACCGCTTTCTCGGCGGCCTCGACATCCTCGGGGCCATTGTCCTGTTCTGTGCCGCGTTCATCAGCGCCGGCATCCTGTTCACCTCAAGGGGCTAACCATGGAATTCATCGCCGACTTCTTCACCACCTTCTGGACATTCCTCGAAAGCGTCCCCGCCTTGATCGACGACATGCTGATCAAGGTCGGCGCCTGGGTGGTCATCAACCTCACCAAAGCCAAAATCGCCTTCATCGGCTTCAGCTGGGAAGTAGCAAAAGAAATCCTCAGCCAGCTCGACGTCTCCAGCACCATCGAAACCTACTGGGGCCAACTCGACAGCCAGGTGGTCGGCGTCGCCACCTACCTCAAGCTTCCCGAAGCCCTGAACATGATCATCAACGCCCGCGTCACCCGGTATGTGATGGACGTGATCGGATAACCCTGTTCGGCAAGTTGTCGCCATTTAAGGGAAAAACGGAAAAACCACCAGGTTATCGGAGTTAACATGAGTATCGTCATACACCACGGCCACCCCGGTTCCTATAAAAGCTTTGGCGTACTCCAGCGCCACGCCATCCCCGCACTCCAGGAAGGGCGAACCATCGTCACCAACATCCGTGGCTTCGACAGCCTCGACAAAGTGGAGGACGCCCTGGGCGAAGCACTGCCCGAAGAAGCCGCCATCCTCAACGTCAACACCGAAGGCCGGGAAGAAAAAGAGTACATGGCCCGATGGTTCCACTGGGCCCCACCGGGCTCATTGATCATCATCGATGAAGCACAGGCCATCTACCCGGCCAAACGTAAAGACTTCAAACCCGAAAACCTCGACTACCCGGGCGGCCCCGACCAGGCCAAACAGGACGAACGCCCCGCCGACATGTTCGAAGCCTACGACATGCACCGGCACTACAACTGGGACGTCTTCCTGTGCACGCCCAACATCAGCAAAGTCCACACCGACATACGCCAGGCCGCCCAGGTGGCCTTTAGGCATTACTCCATGGGCGAACTGCTGCCCTGGAAAAAGGGCAAATGGAGGGAAGTAGAACATGACCCCGAGAACAACGGAAAAGCCAAAAGCCATGCATACGGAGTCCCGAAAGAGTACAAAGCGGACCCCACCATCTTCAAAACGTACCAGAGCACAAAAACCGGCGAACATCAGTCCAATCAAGGACCCCAAAGCGTTTTTAAAGATAAACGCGTTGTGGGTTACCTTTCGCTGTCAGTCATTGCTCTACTCCTGTTTGCCGGTTTTGCGGTCAGCATCTTCCAAAGGGAAAGGGCTTATCCGAAAACTGACCCGACAGCTATTGAGAGTATCGATGCGACTGGTGCTTATGGTGTGTCTGATGGTCGTGATGTCCGCCGCCCTCAAACTGATGCTGCGAACGGCCATCGCGTAACCCCCGGAACACGACACCACCCCCTCGGGGATGCTGCCCTCACCATCGCCGGCCAGATCAATCGCGCCTACCTGTTCCATGCCACCGATCGGGAAGGGGAATTCTCCATTACCCAGCGGGAACTGTTCGCCTTCGGGTACCGCATCCTCTACCAGCGCCCGTGCTTTGCCCAGCTCTGGTGGAACGGTGAAAAAGTCCAGGACATCTACTGCCAGCGAAACCGCATTCAGGCACCGGAACCCAGACCAGAGCCCGAAGTTGAGCCCATCCGGCTCTCAAACCCGTTCATGCGCGTGAACGATGACCGCGCCAACCCAGATGCAGAGAAAGGGGCGTAGCACGCGGAGGGCCGCGACGATGGCGAGGAGCGGCCAGGAGCGGGCGAAGCCCCAGAGACGTCCCTGTAACACGTCTCATAGAAAACGACGAAAGTCGGTTTTGGAACACATAGACCCACAGTGAGCCACAGATGAAAATCAAAGATTTCGAGCGATTTGACGTAAACACGGGTGAGATTGGCAAAGGTGATCTGTTCGTTGGCCCGGAAGGCCAGCAGATCAACCTGCAAGGCGTCAACGTTCTATGGACAGGGGTGGATACCGTTCGACAACTGTTCGACGGTAGGCTGAAGCCTGGCCTTCTTGCGCGAATTGTCGATGCTTACAATGAGAGTTACGACGCTACCATCAAAGTCAAAGGCATCGAGTTCAAAGTGCAGTCCGGTCGCCGTGGTGGCTTCAAGTACATCCTGCAAAACCGGGAATACGGCCTCACTATCCTTGTTCAGAACTTCTATACAGAAGCTGATAGTCCGGGTACCCACCTCAAGATTGAGGCTTCTCCGCGATGGATCTACGAACGCTCAAGCCAGGAAATCCATGACGAACTGGCGGAGTGGGGCATGTTCTTCCTGAAGGGCATCAAACCCGTTGGTATCGCATTACACCTGGCAGTCGACTTCCAGGGCTGGGAACCGCCCCAGGACTTCGCCCAACACTTCGTGACAAGGGCCAAAACCATCACCGTCCACAACGGCCTCAGTGACCTGGTATTCAAGGGCCTCGATGGTGCCACCATCAACGGACGAGGCGAAACCTACACCTTCGGCAAAGCCAACAGCCTGCAGGTGTGCCTCTACGACAAATCCAAAGAAATCGACGTCAGCGACAAACGCGCCTTCATGGAATCCATCTGGGAATGCGCGGTGAACGAAGACACCTTCCCCGACACCTGCTATGACCCAGACAAACCCGTCTGGCGCCTGGAAATCCGCTTCCATCACCGCATCGTGAACGAAATCTCCCAAGGCACCAGCGGCATGAAACCCATCTATACATACATGGACGCGGTACCGCACCTGACCGGCCTGTGGCAGTACGCCCTGAAATCGAACCGTTATGAGTTCAAACGCGAGTGGTGCCACCCCATCTGGACCAAGCTGCGGGACGATATTGGCTTCGGCTACAGCGCACCCGATCTGATGTACAAGCGCGCAAAAAAGGAACCCGGTTGCGGCAACGAAAAGAACGTATCTCTCGCCTTCGGCAATCTCCTGAGCATCTATGCACGCAACCGCTTCAACGCCCGACAAGCCTGGGATTGCCTCAAAAAATCCGGACTCTGGGAAGACCTGTGTAACTACTACCGAAGGCGGGAGATCTACGAAAACGAGCTATTCCAGCTCGTCCAGGACGGACTCACCAAACGACGACTGTTAACCAAGGTAGCGGCATGATCAGAAAACTACCCTCTGGAAAATGGCAGGTCGATATTCGGCAGGATGGACGAGGCTCAAAACGCATTAGGAAGAGCTTTGCCAGTAAGGCCGAAGCAAAGCGGTATGAGCAACATCTGTTGCTTCGGAAGGCTGAAGACCAGGTGTGGAATCCTTCAAAGGATCGTCGACGCCTGAAAGATCTTATTCAGCAGTGGTACGACGCCCACGGGTACACCCTCAAGGATGGAGAGAAACGAAAGCGGAAACTGGATGCCATGGCTGATCGCCTGCGCAATCCCAGGGCAACGTCTTTCAAGGTATCTGATTTCGCCACCTATCGCCGTCTCAGAATGGAAAACGACGGAGTAGGGGAGAACACCTTGAACCACGAACACACCTACCTAAGCGCGGTCTTCAACGAGCTGATAAGGCAAGGCGAATGGAATCACGAAAACCCGTTAAAGAAGCTTCGGAAGTTCAAGCTGGATGAACAGGAGCTGGCGTTTCTTTCCCAGGAACAGATCAACCTGCTCCTGGAAGAGTGCAAGGCTTCATCGAATCCCAGCCTCTATCACGTCACGCGATTGGCTTTGGCCACTGGCGCCAGGTGGTCGGAAGCGGAAGGCGTAACCAGGTCAAACTTCACCCCACACCGGGTGACCTACAACTACACGAAATCGGGCAAGTCCAGGAGCGTTCCGATTTCAAAGCAACTCTATGAGGAGTTAATAGAAGAAGTGCCGTTCGTCAGCTGCAGCGCTGCATTTCGGAAAGCTATCGAGAGGGCCGGAATAGATCTGCCCAGAGGACAGCTCACCCATGTTTGCCGGCACACCTTTGCAAGTCATTTCATCATGAAGGGTGGTGACATTCTCACGTTACAAAAAATCTTAGGGCATTCAGATATTAAGCTGACAATGCGTTACTCACACCTCTCACCTGAGCACTTAGAAAAAGTGGTATCCTTTAGCCCTGTTTGATCGTCAATAAAGGGAATTTATGCTGTCACTACTTGAGGTTGGTGCTCGCTACGTACGCGTATTCATAGAGCTTTGTGTACTCATAGGTATTCTCCTGCTCCTCTATTTTCTGGCTGAGGTTATCGAGTTCTTTCCTCCCTCATTAACACTCGGTGACGCTGCGAAGCTAGCTCTGGTTTCCGTTGTAGCTGCATCCGTTCACTTCATTACTGTTCTCGCGAATCTAGCTATTGCGGCTATCGGGTCGCTTGTTGTTCTGTTCATTCTGAAATGGACTTGTTTACTGTTCAATTGCGCACGAGAAGTTACAGACGATATTGATTGGTACTTCTCGAAAATTTGGTCGACAGGTTTTTACCAGCTCCCAGTTTTGGGCTTGGCAATGATTTGGGGTGCTGCTTTTAGTTTAGTTCCGTATTTTCGTTTGACGTCTAATCCGTGGGTTCTAGTAGGCTGCGGCGTGGCATTTATTTTGATGAGTATGAGTATCTTTGCTCAGCCTGAAGTCTTTGAAGACAAAAAAGAGGGCAAGGCGGATCGAAGTGAGATTCAGCTTTCCAGGGTTCAGGTTTTCTTGTTAGGTGGAGCGATAGCGTTCATCGCGCCAGTATTCGTTTGGGATAGTTTCGATACCTTCGTGATTGTCACGATGACGAAATCGGGGCTAATTCAGGTACCTGCAAGCTTGTTTTTGAAGCAAGAATTCTGCGGCTTGGTTCAGGCAGGATTTGATGTGTCCTCTATTCGTGACGGTTTTTGTTATATAGAAGATGTCGCTGTCATGTTTCATGGGATCGGCGACAAGGTGTTAGTAGAGAACTTTGATAATGGTTACAAGGTGACGCTGCCGGCAGACGGCGTTTTCCTTTCATCAAAAGATTAA